GCCGCGAAAACCACCCCCGCCCCGGCCCCCACGCCCACCCCCGGCTTCTCCTACATCACCGCCGGCCTGCAAGAGCGCGCCGACTACATCGCGCGGCTCGCGCCCTCGACGATCCTGCCCACCGCGTACCGGGGCAACGCGGCTAACGCTTTCGTCGCCGCCGAAACCGGCGCTGCCCTCGGCCTCGAACCCCTGCAGGCCCTCGCATCTATCGCCGTCATCAACGGGCGCGCGACACTGTCATCAGACCTCATGGCCGCCGTCATCCGCCGCGCGGGCCACACCCTGCGCATCGTCGAAAACAGCCCCGAGAGCGTGACCGCGACGCTTATCAGGGCGGATGACAAAACCTTCAAATTCGAGGTCACCTGGGACAAAGACAAGGCCGTGAAGGCGGGCCTGTGGGGTCAGAAGGGCCCCTGGTCGCAGTATCCGACCCAGATGCTACGTGCCCGTGCAATAACCGAGGTCGCGCGCCAAGGCGCATCCGAAGCCCTCATGGGCATGATCTACAGCCCCGAGGACTTCGGGGCGACGATCACCGACACGGGCGAGGTCATTGAAGCGGAGATCGTCGACGACACCCCCGCCAAGCCTGCCCCGGCTGCGAAGCCGAACCCGAAGCCAGCCGCGAAGCCCGCGGCGGCGCCCTCACAGCCCGCCACCCTCGGTAAGCCCCTCACGCCCGCGCAGGCCAGCGTCGCAAAGGGCCTCGACATCCTCAGCTTCACCCAGGAAGCCTACGACGCGCTGTGCAAGCGGTGCCTCGGCCAGCTCATCTCCGTCGCCGCCCTGAACGACGAACAGGCCGCGTCGCTGCACTCTGAGCTGATCGCTATCTACAACAGCGGTCGCACCCAGCCCGCGCCCGAACCGGCGCCCGAGGCCGAGGTCGAGATCATCGACGACCAGGCCCCGATCTTCGACTACGGCGACGACACCGATCCGAACGGAGGCGCAGCATGAAAACGCCAAGCGCAGACACCGTGTCTATCGCCGCCTGGCGCGCACGCGTCATGTACGTGAATCGCCCGCACGTGAGCGAACACGTACATCAGATGATCGTCACGGCAGTTGTCGCCGCCGAAGTCTGGCACTGGGAACGCCAAATCATGGAAAAATACAGCGGCGACAACGCGACTGCCCCCGGTATGGACGGAGGGGCAGAGTGAACGGCATCGACCTCTACGACGGCATCACCCTGCACCAGGGGGATTGCCGGGACATCATGCGCAGCCTCCCCGCCGATCATTTCGACGCCGTCATCACCGACCCCCCGTACGGGATCAGCTTCGCAGGCGAGAAATGGGACACGGCCACCCCGCACGGTTTCCAGGCGTGGACTCAGTCATGGGGCGAGGAGGCGCTACGCGTCATCAAGCCGGGCGGCTACCTGCTCGCGTTCAGCGCGCCCCGCACGTACCACAGGCTGACGAGCGGCCTCGAGGACGCCGGCTTCGAGATCCGCGACGCCATGGCATGGATACGCGCCGACGGCAAACCCGCCGGAGTGGACCTCTCATCAGCGTTCGACCGCGCCGCGGGCGTCCTCGACCAACGCGATGGGCGCGTGATTGAACGCTGGGATACGAGCGGCGCTGCAACAGATATGGCTAGCTATAAGACGAACGCCACCGGCAAGCCTGTCACTGACGACGCCAAAACGTGGGAGGGGTGGGGCGTCGGCCTGAAACCAGCGTGGGAGCCTATCGTCGTGGCCCGCCGCCCACTCGAGGGCCGCCTGGTCGACAACGTATGCAAGCACCGCACCGGGGCGATGAACATCCGCGCAGGCATGGACGCCGTCAACGGCCTATACCCGCCGAACCTACTCATGGGCGAACAGTCCATGGCCGCCGCCGTGCAGCAGGGCGCCCCCGACCACGTGTGGCCCGTGTTCCGATACCAACCGAAGGCCCCCAGCCGCGAGCGCCCCATCGTGGGGGGGGGTACAGCACGTCACCGTGAAGCCCCTCGAGCTCATGCGATACCTGGTGCGCCTGGTCGTGCGCCCCGGTTCGCTGATCCTCGAACCGTTCGCCGGGTCGGGAACGACCCTGCAGGCGGCGGCCATGGAGAACACGCGGGCGGTCGGCTGCGAACTCGACGACCGTTACATCCCGCTCATCAAAGCCCGCTTCGCGCAGGGCATCGAAGCGCCCCTCGACCTGTTCGGACTGGACGGTGACGCGGCATGATCGCCCAATGGCCCCCAAAACCACGCTACGAGTCAGCCAAGCGGCTGCGCGAAGCCATCAATGTCACGGCGCAGACCAACGCGCTCGCGGACTTCGTGGCCTCCACGTACGTGAGCACCCGCGAAGCCGTCGAGCGCCTGCAGGAAATGCGCGACACGGTCACGAAAGCGGTCACGGACATTGACGCGCTGCTCGCCGGCCTCGACGCATACTCCCGTACTGCGAAGCAGGCGCGAGACATCCGCGACAGCCTCACAGCCGTCATCGGTGAAAGCCCCCGATCATGACAACCATCGGGAGCCTGTTCACCGGCTACGGGGGCCTCGACATGGGGGTAGCCATGGCCCTAGACCACGACGCGCTGGTCGCCTGGACCAGCGACGTTGAACCCGGCCCCTGCAAGCTCGCCGCCACGCGCTGGCCCGACACCCCCAACCTCGGGGACATCACCAAGATCAACTGGGATGACGTGGAACCCGTCGACATCATCTGCGGCGGCAGCCCGTGCCAGGACCTCAGCCTCGCAGGCAAACGCGCAGGCATGGCCACCGGCACCCGCTCGGGCCTGTGGGAATCCATGGCCGCCGCCGTCGAAACCATCCAACCGCGCCTCGTGGTGTGGGAAAACGTGCAAGGAGCGCTCAGTGCGAGAGCCTATAGCCCGGTGGAATCCGAGCCGACAATGCTGGGAGCCCGCGCAACTAGACCTGCTCTCAGGGCAGCAGGACGTGTGGCAGGAGACCTGGCCGGCCTCGGGTATGACTGTCGCTGGGCAGTTGTACGAGCTTCCGACGCCGGAGCCCCCCACCAGCGCGCCAGGCTCTTCCTTGTTGGCCACCCCCACGGCCAACCTTGGGACATGCGGAGGCCCACAGCACCCCGAAAAGCGGCGGGCAGGCGGCCACAGTGTGAGCCTACAGGACCAAGTGACGGCGCTCTGATCCCAACGCCAACCGCGTCGGACCACAAGGCTGGCCGCCACCCAGAGGGCACAGGCCACAGCCTCACCCAGGCAGTGCAGCTCCTCCCCACACCTGTCGCCCAGCCCTCGGGAAACAGCCCGTCCGAACACCTGCGCAAGAAACCTGGCAGGGAGCGGGTCACCGACCTAGCAATCATCGTCGAAAACAACCTGCTCCCCACCGGGGGACTCCTCCCGACACCGCAGGCAGTGAACGCATCCAGGTCCTCCGCCGGATACGGGCCGAACCTGCACGAGGTCGCAACCAGCAGCGACCTCACCCACTTCGGCCCCTACGCGAAAGTGATCGCCCGATGGGAGCAGATCACAGGCCGGGCAGCCCCACCCCCTTCGACACCCTCACGCCGCCCAGGCGGCAAACCCCAGCTCTCCACACGGTTCGTCGAATGGCTCATGGGACTCCCCGACGGCCACGTCACCGACCTCGACCTGCCACGTGAGCACCAACTACGGCTCCTCGGCAACGGGGTCGTCCCCCAACAAACCGCGCTCGCTGTTAACACGCTAATCAACACAGCTAAGGACGTAGAAAATGACAACGTTTGACCCGCTCGCCGACCTTGACGGCGTGCGCACCTACCAGGAGCGCGTCATGGTACGCGCGGTGCGCCTCACCCGCGACAACGCGACTGCGATTGCGAAGATCGCCCGCAAGGTGGTCGGATGCACCGATTACGGCTTGATCTACCTGACTGGTCCTGGCCGCACCGTGTGGGCCGCCGAGGGCGACATGATCGTCGCAACGCCTGGCCGACTGCGCGTCTCGAACCGCACGGCGGGCGACTTCCGCGCCTGGTACACGCACCCCGGCCAGGCCATCACCGAGGAGGACCTCGCATGAATTTCTACGCGTACAGGCTCACCGGCGATGCCGAGGCCGACACCAGTGCCCTGAGAGCGTGGGGCCTCGGCGTGACCGTCACCAATGAGGACGGAGAGCTTGCCGTCGAAGTTAACAACCCCGGGCGCTGGGTGACAGGATGCATCGGCTACAGGTGGATCGCGCAGGCCGGCAGCCTGGTTGTTTTCTCGCCAGATGAGCGCGGCCCTATGCACATCAAGGTAGCCACCGAGGTCACCGCCGCCGACGCGCCAAAGAACAGGAGCGACCGATGACCACTGAACTGACCATCGGCGCTATTAACCCCGGCTACGGGGGCCTCCCCATCGGCGTGGCAGCCGCGCTGGGCGGCGCGACGCTCACCTGGCACGCGCACCCTGGCCAAGCCCCCGACTGCCCCGGTCGCACTATCATGCGCTACCACCACCCGCACGCGGGCGCGCACGACCTCGCCAACGACATGCCCACGATGGTGGACGTGCTCACCGTCAACGGATATGACGACTGGACGATCACCGGAACGTCGCTGATTGGTGCGGGCTACAAGCCGCCGCTTGTCATCGTCGAAACCGAGAGCCGACGCAGCGCCGCTGTGCCCATCTGCGGGTACCTGCGCAGCAGGGGCTACCGGGCGGCCTGGCAGACCACGCTGGCATCCGACGTGGGCGCCCCTCACCGGCGTCCGCGCGTGTACGTGATCGCCGTCCGCAACGACTGCCCCGCGCCGGGCGTGAACGCCGCGTACCTGGACGCCGTTCCCTGGACAGGCACCATGTGGCCCACCCCGAGCGCATACGACACGCACCTCGACGTCGAAGCTTATAGGTGGTCGCTTGCCGACATGGAGGGCAAGGCTGACAGCCGGGCACTTGAGCACTGGGAGAAGGTCACGTGCGAGCGTTACCCCTACCCGTTTTACACGCTGGATTCCCCCACGGCCCCGTCGCGCCTGTCCCTCGGCTTCGTCGAGTGGATGATGGGCCTCCCCATCGGGTACGTGTCCACGCCGGACCTGCGACTCGCGCACGACCAGCGTATGGGCCTGCTCTACTCGGGGACCGTGCCCCTGCAGGCCGCGCACGCCGTGGCGAGCGGCATGTCACGGGTATATCAGCCATGACCCGCCGCGTGTTCACGATCAGGGTCCACAAGGTCTTGTGGCTCACCGCTAACCAGAGACTCCACTGGTCAACGCGGATGCGACGCACACGGATGCTCCGAGCCTACGCAGCCAGCGAGGCCCGCATCCACGGCCTGGCAGGCAGTCGCCTCGGCCCCAGCATCGTCACAGCCATGATCGGCTACCCCACCAAGGGGCGCGCCGACCCCACCAACGCCGAACCAACCGTGAAGGCCATCATTGACGGCCTCGTGGACGCCCGCGTCTGGGACGACGACGACCACACGCACCTACCCCTCGTTGCCTTCGCGCGAGATCCGCAAAAATCGCCCAAGGGCATCCACACGGTGACCCTCATAATTCAGGAACAGGAGACCAAATGAAGCACTACATCCGAGGCCATTTCACGGTCACGTTCGACAGCGCCAACGGCGTCACACCCTCCGTCGTGACCGCCCTACTGGCACAACTCAAGCCAGGCGCAGTCATCGACGACATGACCGTAGACCGGCAGACCCCCCTTCACGAAGGCCGCCGCCTCGTCATCGCCTACCGCGAGCCCGCCGAGAATGGCAACTGACATGAGGAAGATCGAAGCGCAGACCGCCCACACCGTGAAGCTCACCTGGGGCCGCAAGGAACTGCTTGAAAAAAGCGACCTTATTCGCGGGCTAAGTGACACCCTGCCTGACGGCGCGTTGATCACAGGCTTATCGGTCGCTGACATCCCAGTGGAAGAGCCACACGAGATAACCCAGGTAGCAAAGCGGGTCCTCACGATCACGTACGTCGACAATCCAGCCTTCCCGCGCTACAGGAGGCCATGACATGGCACGCAAACGCAAACGCAAACCGACCATGTATGTGACGTTCAGACTGACAGATGACAAGCCGATCCTCCCGGAAACCGTGCAACGGATGCTCGATGAAATGCCCGTCTACTCAGACATCGTTGAAATGCGTATCACCGAAGATGACGGGCCGATTCCAACGCGCCGCGTCGCTATCTACTACACCACAGTAATGCCTTGGGAGGCCCAGTAATGCCCAGGAATATCAGGCACACAACCGTGCGCTTCAACGCGTCGTTCGGAATCGACCCCGAACAGCTCGCCAAGGCGATTACCGGCCTACCTGACACCGCCCGCGTGCTCACCATCGAGACAGTGGAGCAGGGCTACCAGGCCGTCGCAGAAATCACCTACTACACGCAGCCAGAGCGGAAACACGAAGATGCTTAGCGCAGTCCGTACCGAGCTACTCACGATCCGCGTCGAACACGGCGAACGGATCGACCCCGGCGAACTCATCGAGGCGCTACAGACCATCCCCGACGGGTGGGTGATCGCAGACCTCAGCGGCTACGCGCTCGCTGACTACCAGCAAATAGAGAACCGCATAGAGCCAGACGAAAGGATGAGCTAATGGCACACACCGGCTTCAAGCGGCCCGGCCGCTACGCGGCCCTCGCAGCCGCGTACTACGACGACCCCGCAATTATCGCCGTCGGCCCCGACGCCGAGCTGTGGTACGTGCGTGCCCTCGCCTGGTGCGCAGCACACCCCGAAACCGACGGCGTTATCCCCCTCGAGGTCGCCGTCAACCGCCTCGGCATCCCCGACGCCATGTCACGCGTGATCACGTGTGACAGTCACGGTCTTGTCACAAAAAATGACGATTCCGTAAGCGTGACATCGTGGGTGAAATGGAACGACAGTTGGCGTGACATCCAGGAGCGAACAGAGTCAAAACGAGCATTTGCGAGGGCGAGAAAAGCTCGCGAGCGCGCGCGAAAGTCCGACCCCACCAAAACCGACAATGTCACGCGTGACAACGTGCGTGACATGGGGCGTGATAACCCCCGTGACAGTCGGGACAAGGAGAAAGGAGTAAGGAGTAAGGAGAATATTACTACCCCCCCTACGGGTACCCCCCACGCCGAGGGTGTCACTGAGACCGCCGCTGAGCTCGTGACCGTCGCCGCTGACGCGGCCCCGGCAACCGCGAACGCCTCGAAGCCCTCGAAAGCCAGGGGCACACGGTTGCCCGACGGCTGGCAGCCCGACCAGGCCCTCGCGGATTGGACCCGCGCCAACGCGCCCGCCGCGGCGAACGGCCTCGAGGTTGAGCGCTTCCGCGACTACTGGGCCGCGCAGCCCGGCGCGAAGGGCCGCAAGGCCGACTGGGCGGCCACGTGGCGCAACTGGGCCAGGCGGTGCCAGGAACAAGCCCACGGCCCCCACCGGGCCCCCTCCCCGCGTGCCACCACTGACGAACGCGTCAACGGGTGGCTCGCCCTCGCTGAGAGCCTCGACCCCAACCACCAGCCCACCAGCCAGCCCAGCCTGATCGCCATCGAAGGAGGCGCAGCATGAACCCCACCGAAGCCGCCAAGGTGCTTGCCAAGGCAGCCGCATACGACAACCGCCAAGCAAACCAAGCCGCAGCCCTCGCATGGTCCGAAGCCCTCGACCAGAACCTGCCCCTGCAGGACGCCCTGCGCATCGTCACCGAGCACTACCAGGACGAACGCGCATGGATCATGCCCGCCGACATCAACCGCCGCTGGCGCGCCCTCGGCAAAGCCAGGCTCGAAACCGCCGTCCGCATGGGCCTACCCGAGCCGCCCGACGAACTCGCCGACACCCCCGGCGACTGGGCAGCCTGGAAACAAGCCCAGATCCGAGCCATCAAAGCCGGATGCGACGGGGCACAGGCAGACGCCCGCGCCTGGCACGCCATCCAACGCACACCCCGCGAACGCCGAGACCTCCCATCCGCGCCCCCGCCCGCCGAGTGGCAGGCCATGCTCGACGCAGCAACCCCACAACAAGCCCCCAGCGCGGGCCACTGACAGGCGAACAACCCCCCGGCGGTACCCACACCCACCCGAGGGGCTGGGAGGCCCGGAAAACGCCGCACAGCGAATCGACCGGGCGGGCAATAAACGCGCTCGCGGCCCACAACAACCACCCCACGCCGCATAAACGGCGCGAAATCAACGAAAAGGACACATCAATCATGGCAATCGAAGCAACCATCAGCGGAAACCTGGGCGCCGACCCAGAAGTCAGGTGGACCCAGGGCGGCCAGCAAGTCACGGATCTGCGGATCTGCGCGACGCCGCGCAGGCAGCGCCGCGGCCCGGACGGTAAGCCCACGGGCGAGTGGGAGGACGCGGGAGCACCCGTGTGGGTGCGCGCCGCCCTGTGGGGCGAACGCCACTCGTGGATCGCTGAGACGTGCCGGAAAGGTGACCAGGTCGCACTCAGCGGCGTGATCGCCAAGGTCGAATTCACCGGCAAGGACGGCCAGCGCCACGAAGCCCTCGAAGTGATCAATCCGCGATTCCTCGGATCGACCGCCGCGCGACGCCAGTACCAGGCGCAGCACGGGCCAGCGCCCGCGCCGGGCAACGTCACGGGTCAGCCCGGCGGCGGCAGCCCGTGGGCCAACCAACCCATGCCCACCGACCCCCCGTTTTAATATGTACAGATCACCCCTCTAAAATCGGAAGGGAGACCCCCGCCAATGCCCACGCCCATGCATATGCTCGCGCAGATCGCCGCATGGCTCCCCGCCCTAGACGACGCCGCACACACCGCGACCGGATTGCACTCCCCCCGCCCCGCCTCGAGAGGCCACAGCAGGACCGGCGGGGGCCTCCCCTACCACCTCGCCGCCCTCATCGACACCACCGACGACGGGCCCGCCGGAATCCGCACCAGCCGCGGTGTCCTCGACGTGCTCCACCCGTGGGCCGTGCAACTCGCCGACGAACGCCACGAACCCGCCCCCGCCCGCCGGTCCACCCTCCCGTACCTGATCGGCACCATCACGTGGGCGCAGGACCACGCCGCCGACTGGGAAGCCCTCGCTGAGACCATCACCGACACGTGGCGCGTCCTCGCCCGCGCGACCGGCCACACCCCCGCCGTGATCGGCACATGTCCGAATTGCGGCGGCAACATCACAACTGACCCCACACCCAGCGGCATCCCCGAACACGGCTCCTGCGAGCGGTGTGACAGCTGGTACCAAGATAAGGACGACCAAGAAATGACACGTAAAGTAGCCCTGAACGACGTGCTCCGAAACACCCGTAATCCCGCCATCTACGTGGACTGGGCGACCCTCTCCCAAGCTTTCCCAAGCCTGTCCCATGACAGGCTCAGGCAGTGGGCACACCGTGGGCACGTGCCAACCGAGCCCGGCCCCCTCTACCAGGTCGCCGCCGTCCACGACCGCCTCGACAGAGAACAAGGCGCAGCATGAACGCCGACGACATCCTGGACGCTCTGCGCAAGGCCTGGCCGTCCGCTGCGATTGTCCCCGAGCTGGAAATCAGAGACGAATACGCTTATGCCAACCTGGACAACCCAGACGGGCATGACTCGCTGGTGCGTCGCATTGACGCGCTCATGATCGACAAACAGATCAGGACAGCAATCGAAATCAAGGTGGACAGGGCTGACGCGAAGCGCGAAACGTGGGCGAAGATACGCCCGTGGAAGCGCGTGACACACAGGTTCCTATACGCGGTCCCCGAAGGACTCATTGACACATCACCAGTCATTGACGCATCAATCGGCATCGTCTGGGTGCGCGCTGATGGCACAATCGAGTGGCGACGCAAGTGCAAGATCAACCACGTGCCCGAACCACTCCCCGGCATCGTCGTCGAGCGCCTCGCGCGACGAGCCGCCCAATACGCTCTCCTGCGACAGGAGACAGCATGAAGCGCCGAGTTTTCACCCGCATATGCCAGGCTGCCCCACCTATCAAGGTGGCTGCCATAACAGCCGCAAAGGGGTACGCCAATATCGCGTGCGGTGACCAGGCGTTCGGCGCGGCTCAGATAGCCACAGCAGTACTTGTTGTAGCGCTAACTATCGTCCAAGCAAGGTGGGTGCAATGACAGATGATCGCGCCCTGCGCGCTCTCGACCTCGCCACTGCAGGCCTAAGCGTCGCCAAGATCGCCGAACTGCTCGACACCACCGTCAAGGACGTGAAGGCCCTCATTAAAGCCGGGAAGAAACAAGACCCGCGCGACTACGACCCCGACGTCGAAGCCCGCCGCCTCGACAAGATGAGTGCCGCACTCTGGCCCCTCGCTTCTCAGGGCGACCCCGAGACCGTCGGCGTCGTCGTCAAGCTCATGGAACGCCGCGACATGATGGATGCAACCATCGACGGTGACCTAGCCGCCGCCGTCAAAGCCACTGCCAAACTACAGAAGGCACACCGCGCACAGGTGGCGACACGCGCGGATACCAAGTAGCGGATACCCCCTAAGTGTGCTAGTGTCACACTTGAAGCGGGTGTAGTGTGCCACGGATACCCTGCCTGCTGATCGATACCAAGACCCCCGACCCGGTAACAGGTCGGGGGTCTTGCGTATCACCCCACCCACACACGCAGGGACACCTGCCAAGGCGTCGCCAAGCAAGCGCCAAGCCAAAGCCCAACGACGGGCACACAACCACGCGAGCGACACGACACCGCAACACCCGCCCGCACACCCGCACCGTGAAGGCACAGACCATGTCCCGCCGCCGCTGCCCATACCCGGGATGCCCCGCCCTCATCCCCCATCCCGGCCCCCGCCTATGCCCAACCCACAACCGCGAGCGCGAACAGCGACGAGGCTACTCGACCGCGCGCGGGTATGACCGCTACTACCGGGCCGCCCGCGCGCGGGCAGCCCGCCTGGTGGAGGCCGGCCAGGCCGTGTGCTGGCGGTGTGGCAAGCCTGTTGAGGCAGGCGAACCGTTTGATCTTGGTCATGATGACGATGATCGTTCGGTCATTCGCGGACCAGAACACGTTTTTTGTAATCGCAGCGCCGCAGGCAAAGCGGCGCACAAATACGACCGAACCGAAACGGACTGACGCGTACACCCCCCCAGGGGGGTGGCCCCGACCGGGGGCCCGTCAGAC